CTCAACGCCGTGAGAGACGGTTAGCGAAGAGTATTGATAGGCTGTTTCCTGAGATCGACGTTGAAGATCTTAGGATTAGGTAGAAAGTGGGGGTGGGTCTGCAGCATCAGCCTTCTTCGATCTAATCCTCACCATCAATTTATCTGCTCGCTGAATAACCCGCATTTTTCCTCCTTTAATTAGTCCTGTACAGGTTTCCTCAAATTGCTTAACAGTCATACTGGTCATTACATGGCGGTATAATATATTCTGCTCCATCTCAGTATAGACTTTGAGGTAGGACAGGATCTCCGTGCTGAACTGAGCATTTTCAGACACCCCAATAGACTGCAGCACCGTCGTCATGTCCTTCTCCAACATGGACATGAATAAGTTTGCGTCTTGAATGTCCTCCTTTTTAATCACCAGTTCACTTCTCTGCGCGGCGGCTAGAACGATTGCTAGCTTGTGGATATGGGTTTGCTTTCTAGCCAAGTACCCACTATACCGTTCAGAAGCCATATGCTCAGGGCGGCGCTCCCAATGATCTTTGTACCAAGCACTTCCCCATTCAATAGCCTCAGCGTTTAGTTTGTACTCCCCCTTTATTGAAGCTATTTGTTGCAAGTCCTCAACCAACATGTCAGCCATCTTTTCATGTTCCTCACGGTTTTGAACTTCTGATGGATAAGGAATAAGCATCTTCTTCTTGTCTCCATAAACGAAGACAATACGGGAAACTAGACCTCCTCCAATCATGGACTCGTCGAAGTTTTCTTGCAACCAGCTCGGCGTGGTTGCCGCAATAACATTTATCCAGGGGTTTTCTACCTCATACCCATCAGAGGTTGCTAGGCCTCGTCGCCATGTTTCCTTCTGGCCATCCCATAAATCGACAAGGACATCAACCATCTCCTTATCACTAGGTCGAAGGAAAGTTCCTAACTCGCTGACGACACAAGTTACGCAGCTCATGGGTGTATACTCAGCATCAATACCCTTACCAAAAGGAACGAGGTCAGTAGCTTTATTCAATGACACAACCAAGCCTTGCCACGTCATGCTCTTTGGGCCGAAGTGAACTCCATCAACGCGCTCAAGCAAACTCATACCAATCTTGGCAGAGGTAGACTTTGCTGCAACCCCGGCGGGTCCGACAAGCACAACGTAAAAGTTAGGCGTCCACTGAAAAAACCGTTGGTCTATCCAGACCTGACGACGCAAAGCGCCGCCAATAGTTGAAACCCCTGTCCAAAAATGAAATAGATCAGGGGATTCACTATGTCGAGTATACTCACCGTAAGCATGAAGCCAATGCTGGAAATTACGAGACAAGGTAAAGATGCTTTTCGACTGCTGGTTTGATTATTGGTGGGTCCGCATCTGGAACCGAAACAGGTTGTGGGTCTCCTGGATTAACGAATACAAGACCCGATGGCGTACATTGATACATGACTCCCTTAACTGGTATGTTAAGTTCCGACAATGCATACTCGACCTCCATAATGCAACCTTTGGAATGTTGCCATCCATCAAGCATAAGAACGTGCAACTCCATTGCGCGCTCCAATATGTTTATGTCGTGGTGCAGCCAAAATTGGTAATCGTCTGGATAGCGGCTCTCCATATTGCGAGACAATACATGCCCATGAGTGATTGGAGAGTAGGTTGTCTGCCATCCTTCCAACGCCCAAGCAGTATGACGCAGCGCAGCTTCATAACGATCCTGACTAACGCAAACATCTGGGTCTGCGTATGGTGATGCTAAGTAAATAAACGACATAGTACCTCCTCAAATACCGGGCGGTGTCTGGATCGGGCACCGCCCGTTGTTTTACCATACAGCATCTTTTGTATGGCCCCAACTTCGTGTTGATGTTTTTAGTGTCCAAGGAATTGTTAACGGATCGTCGTAAGCTATGACGTTATGAAGAAGGCGTTTGACTTCTGGAAGTTTGTCTTTGTCACGAGTCTTGTATTGAAAAACGATTGAGTCATGGACTTGTAAAAGAAGTTGAACCCACGGAGCACGTTCGTGCAAAGCAAGCGCTCCAGTATTGCAGCATACGGCTACCGTGGACTGTGCAATCCAAGCCAATGCTTCCGGAAGCAGCCGTTCGGGGCGGTCGAAGTAAACTCGACGGAAGCCATATTTGTTAGACACCGTGCGGGTTTTTTGAAGTTGGATATGGATGCGGTCGTGCCATTCCTTAATAGCTGGATGAAGTTCAAACCACCGTCGTTGAAACTCCATACACTTGTTTCGGTTCCAATGTATAGTTGGAGCCGCCATCATGGCGTTTGGGCTGCCGCCGTAATTGGTAAGGTGAACGGCGACTTTGTTTTGTTGATAAACAGACTTCTTGGCTGCTTCTTTAGAACCAAACATAGCTTCGGCATTGTGCTTGTGGATTTTGACTCCAGTACGAAACAATGCTTTGAGTTCCTCATCTCCTGCATCCCAAGCTACAACCTGCGCGTCAGCACCAGATAGATCAGCCTCGGCTATGGTGTAGCCTGGGGACGGAATGAAGAACTCCCTGACGTTCGGGAGATTGATGGTTCGAGCTACGATGGGTCTTCTCCAGCATTTAGCCGTTGGGTACATTCAAGCCCCACTGCGGCGTAGCCAGCACCATCGAGGAAATCGTCGGAGTTGAAGGCACCAGTAAGTCGGCGAGCGACTTTAAGTAACTCCATCATGTTGGCTGCATCCTCAGCGTCAAGTAACACCTCATCTTCATCTTTCAAAAAGCCGCCTTGCCGAAGATAGGTATTCCAAAACTCCGCGATGTTGGTGAGATTTTCAAGCTTATCTCCATGGTGATGTAGGCGGTCGTTGTCAATTAGAGAAGCAATTTGATGCAACGCTTTACCTGCGATTGTCTTGCCTGTCATTAGAAGGTTTTCCCATGTTTGTATTCACGAGTTGAATTGAAGTTCGCCTTGGCTTTCACTGCATCGCCGATGCGCAGCTTCATGTACGCGCACGTATCGAGGATGCGGATAATAGCGTCAGCGAACTCAATTTCGATAGCCGAGAACTCAGGACAGTGTTCGTCATGTACGCGCACGGCCACTGGTTTACGACTGGCTTCTAAAGCTTCGGATAGTTCACTGTGCATAAGGGCAATTTTCTCTCCCAAATTCCAATCGTTTTCGTAAAAGCCCTTGGCTCGAGAAGTGGCATGAAGATGTTGAGCAACTTGATCGAGGAAAGAAAAGTCAAGGTCTGCCCATGCACCACTGTTGGCTGTATGATATTGATGCTGTCGATCAAGCGTGCACTGCGCCATGTTTGCAAGGCCGACAGCTTGCTTTTCAGTAATGAAGCCTCTTTCTATCCACCACTTGTAAACGTCGTTGGCGAAGCTGCTGTCGGGGATTATAGTCAAAGCGTCCTCAAACAGTCGCTCAACATACTCGCTGGTTAAAATCTTGTCGTTGCGGAAGCAACCCTCAGGGAAAGTCTTTCCCATTTTGCCGTGTGTCTCAGTATCTAAGAAGTTATTGTTCATTTACATCTACTCCTTCTGGAAGGTTTTGCATATTAGCGCCGCGGTCAAAGGCATTCTTTTTACTGCTCCATCTATAAGTTTCAGTTCCTGCTGGGTCATAACTGCTACGCATCTTACCATCAGGGTCTAGTTTGGCTTGAGTAAAGGTGGAGAAGAACACACCCAAAGATCGAATTTCCCTTAGCGCAGTTGTTATTGGCTCAAGTAAGGGTTCCCGTTGTCCAATCAACTCAAGCGCAGTGTCATTAGTTGTAACCTTACCCTTGTTCTTAATTACTTTTTGCCCTAGGACATCGTAGAATATTTGCTTGAGTTGTGTAGGGCTGCGAATCCACGAAGCTTTTTTCGGATCGCGCGGCCATACGTCAGGCGGAATTAGCCGGTCGAGGTATATTTGATGCTTTTGAATTTCCTCGTCCAATTCAAGCGCGGCGGCTACCCGACGATTTTTGTCAACCAACACTCCGCGAAGCATCATATCCCTAACCATATACCATTGACGCATTTGGAATTTATACTGATCGCGGAGATTTAATTGGTCGATCACTTCATCTAATGCTATATCTACTTCGTAGGTGGTTACAGCATCCTTACAACAATACACCCAAAGTTGCTCTTCCCCCATACCAGGGCGCCAATCTTTTGACTCATCTTTCCAGTATCTATGGTAGCCACAATACATTGAGGACAAGTAATGCAGCCCCCGTGGAGTTCCTGGCCAAGCAACATGGTGCTTAATCATAGTGTCGTTACTGATTCTACAAGGCGTACACCAGTACAAACCAATATATTGGTCGTCGTAAAGGAAGTTTTGACCAACCAACTCGATATGAGGATGGTTAAGAACCTGTCGCATTAAGCCAATGATTATGATTTCCTCCCCCTCATTCCAATAATGATGCGGCTCAGCAATAATCATAAAGGGAATACATATGGCGTCTCGGGCTGACCATGCTAGACTGATACAGGCGATATGGCCTCGACGAGTCTCAATGTCGGCGGCGACTCTAGTTATTAACTTAGCATCAAGAGCATCGATAAGTCCCTCAAGGCTATGTATGGTGTCCTCGTAGGAAGGTCGAACTAGAAATTGATAATTGGGCGAGGCCCAATTGTCATAAACCTTAGGCAGCCGTTGTTTAAGATCATGTTTTACTTGGTAGCGCCAAGTCCAATTTCTAAGATAAGCAGCAGGATGAATTGTTGGAAGGTAGGGAACTTCAGCCATTTCAAAGACGGTTCTTGCCGTATATAGTTGGCTTCCGCGCCAGCTAATTATGCCCATTGGGACTTTATAACCATATTCATCTCCGATGCTGAAACAGTCATCGGTTAACGCCCATAAGGTATAGTTACCAAAGCCGATAATTATTTTGGGCTTGACCGCCGCGATCTGTTGGTGTAGACGGTTGACGGCCTCCAATATAATTGGTTTAGGAAACAACCCCTTAGTAGGCTCAAGTCTCAACTTTTTTGCCGCAACCGTCTTGGTGAAAAACTCCGACATTTGGTTGCCGCTTGGGTGAGCTGGTATTACGTTAGTCATATAACACTTGTCAGGGTCGATGTTACATTCCGGCAGCAACCTCTCGCGCAGTTCTTTTCCTGACGCGCCAACAAAACATAGCTTCTGTTGGTTCTCAGTTGAACCCCAACTCTCGCCAACTATCATTATGGCAGCATCATGTGGTCCAGTACTGCCATAAAATATATCTTCGGGGAAGAAGGAGTCACTCATTTTTTGTTCAACTCATCTAGTGTGATTAAGGCTAAACCATGAGCCTCTTTGTTTATCTCAATTCCATAACCTGTACAGCCTGCGGCTTGAGCAGCACGGAAGACGGTTCCCATACCGCAGGTAGGATCAAGCACTAGAGATTGTGGAAGGCAACTCTGTTTGATCAAATGTTTGTACAGTTCCTCCGGCTTTTGAGCAGCATAAACTTTGTTATTAACTGCATTAAACGTCATTACATCTGAGTACAGTGAGGCAAATGGCTTGTGCCCTTTTGAAGCAAATAACAATAGTTCATAAGTTCGCTGAAATCCTCTAGCGCCGATTGGTGCATGGCCAGCACCTCCAAGTTTGTTCCAAATTAAAGGAGTACGAAAAACATCCCATTCACAGGAGCTTCCTACATCTCGAAGTGTAGTGAAATTATCAATGTCGCAGAACAAATACAAGTGTGCGTCGTCCTTTGTGGCCTTGTAACCAAGGTCGAATATGTTCTTGGCAATCTGTATAGCAGTATCCCTATCGTCCTTATAAGTGTGGACGTTCTTGGCGGCATCACCAAACTTGTCAGCTCCCATACCATAAGGCGGGTCAGCTATGATAAGGTCGAACTTTGTATCGGCGTTTATGAAATCCTGCATGACGTCAACACAGTCGCCAAAGAACAATTCATGTTTGCCCTTACTAGACAGACCACGGTTTGCTAAATCTGCAAGGAACTCAGCTTCAATTTGGCGCGAGGCAAGGTTGTATGCCTCATTAGCACTGCGTGCTCCAGCTATGGCTGGATCATCCATGCGCTCCGCTACAACCCTTGCACGAGCAATCTCGTCCCGCACCATACCTGACTTGGGAGATACTGGATTGAGTTCTGCGGCGGTATCTTGCACCGTCTGAGTTGGGTTTTGCGTTTGGCGAAGCTTATGCAAGTCGTCAATCGCACGTACTCGATCCTTCCAATCAAGGTCAACTCTAATTATGTTTTCGTGAAGTTCGGCCTCAAAGACGGAGGCAGCGTCGTCAAGCCCAAGGTCCGTTACCGGTATAAGTCCATGCGGGACAACGACTCCATCATGAGAAAAGGTTGCCTCGTCAGTCTGATAGATTTTCCTTATGGCATGGAGCCGCCGTTCGCCGACAACGAGTTGGTATATGGGCTCGTGATCGGCAGTATCAGGGGGAATGTCGAACTCTTCGTCACGCATCGTCCTCACTACTATCGGGTGCAGTAGCCCGACTGCCAGGATGCTCTCCGTCAGGTTCTGCGTCCCCGCTACCGACAGGTTCTTGCGTTGGTTCGTCTTTCTCATGAATATCAGGCTCTCGTGCAGCAGCAGCGCCATTCTGTATCTCCAGTTTGATTGTTGGCTTTTCGCACAACCGAAGCTGTACTAACTCCGCCTCTGTTAAAACGACGACGGCCCCTCGAGCCCCCGATGTACTTCCGGTGTCAGAGAATACCATGACGCCGTACTTGATAGGATCACCCGCGGCGGCTGCCATGAGAGATTTGATGGACGACTCGGAAGTTATGTAGCCGCGAGTGAAACCTATTGCCATTTAGCTTACCAATAGCAAAGTATTTGCGGCACGAGTAATCCCTGTATACAGCCAACGCTTTCTATTGGCCTTATCCCAGACAAAGAACTTATCATCATAGAACAAGACGTCATCCCATTGGCTGCCTTGGGATTTGTGGACAGTAATAGCGTACCCGTAATCGAACTCTTCAGCTTCCTGCTTATCCCACCACTGCATCGTCTTTACAACTCCCGGCGCTCGGTACTCATCGAAGTGGCACCGCAATATGTCAACGTGCATAGTTTGATCGTCCTCAGTTAGGATCTCGTAGTTGATATAAGTAGGGTAGTCCTCTCCAACCTTAACAACCGTGCAAAGCAAGCCATTGAACAACTTCTTCTTCATATTGTTGCGAAGGCAAATCAACTTGTCCCCTGGTACAGGATAGGGGCCTTCAAAGCCAAGGAAGCTCCTAATCCTCATGTTCCACTCAAACCGAGTTTTGTTTTTGCCGACCAGTATCTGATCAACGGCGAGAACGTCCTCCGGTTTGAGGTCGAATTTCGAGATGTGCTTGGTGTTGCCGAGGTTGCTATGAGGGATCGAAACGCCCGCACGTGCTTGCATCGACATCTTGATTATTGGATTGTCTTCGGCTTGGCGATGAATCTTCTCCAACAAAATGTCCGGCTTGTCATTGGTGAGCGCACCGGCCCCCGATATTGGAGGTAGCTGTCCTGGATCACCAAGAACTAACACTGGTTTACCAAAGGCCAGTAAGTCTTCAGCCATCTCGTCGTCAATCATGGAGCACTCATCAAGCACCAATAGATCGGCGTCAAGCAAAGTGCTCTCATCGTTTGCAACGAAGCTAATTTCATTGGCGCCTTTCAAAGCTTGTCGAAGCTTCTTTATTTTTTCTTGGGGCTGCTTGCCTTCGACTGCTTCTTTGATCAAACCACGTAGATGCTTAACCTCAGCTTTGTCAGGAAACACCGGCTTGTAGATGAGCGAGTGAACCGTCGTAGCCTCCAAGCCATTCCTCGTCATCACCAACGCAGCCTTGCCGGTAAACGCAGCGGAACAAACTTTGACCTTTAAGTCCTCGATAAGTACATGTATGATTGTAGTTTTGCCGGTGCCAGCATAGCCGAATAGTCGAAAGACTTGAGTACTGTCGTTGGTTAAAACCTTAGTATTATCAAGTTCGTTTTCCTCCCAGTTAAGTGATCTCCACCATTCTTGTACTGCATCATAGCCGAGTTGCTGCTCGGGGTATAACTCGATACTCATTATAAATCTCCCTATTCGAAGGGGATAGGAAAAGAGAGGAGCCCTTTCGCAATGAGGTATAACGAGGGGCTCCTCCCCTATTATCTAGCTATGTGAGACTAAGCCCACTACTAGATAATGCTTGCTACGCCGCAGCAGCTACACGCTGGACGTTGGAGTAGATGGTTTCTGGATCGTTCTTATCCGGCTTGTTTATTGTCTTGATGGTGACAGGGCCTGCACCCACAAGCATACGTGGCGCCCAAGCACCCGCGTTGTTTTGGCCAAGGGCCTCACGCAGCTTGCCAAGCTTGACGTTCCGATTTTCGCCAAGGGCAATTCGCCCATCGGATTCCATGTCGATGAAGATACTTTGACGGACAGAAACACGCTCCATGTTCATCTCAGTCCTAAGTGCATCGTCAAGGATTATATAAGTGACATCCAACACAGGGCTGTCATTGACTTCTTTCGCAACAACTGCGTCGATCATCGCTGTGTATTCGCCTTCAGGTACAGGTTTGAAGTGCGTTTCCATTGGCGCATCGGTCTCCGTGCCAAGGAAGGTATCGGCGTCAAAAGTACTCATGATGTTTATGTCTCCGTTTCAGTGTTAGAGTTAGCAGTTATAGCCACACGCTTGTTTCGGGCCTCAACCATTTGCATAAAGCTTGGGTTGATCTTGTCCTTCAACGGAAGCGTGCGGGTCTTCAAGTCAATGTTGTTAGCAACAGTTGACCAGAAGAAGTCTGTGCCTTCGCGGTAAGCGTAGACAACATCTGAAAAATCCTTGGGTATTTTTGGTGCGTTCTTCTTGCCAAGAGCGGACAGCATTAGTTGAGGCCTTCCAATGGTTTCATCCATCTCAGTCTCAATATGCCCGGTGATGGTTAAAAAGCACTTGACATCGGAGGCAAGTTTTTGTAGTAGGCGTAACTCCGCGTTCATCGCCACGCCCCACTCCCCCATATGAGCAGTGGGTTTTGCTCCAACCATCATGGTGAAGGCCATTGTGCTGATGCCTGACATTGAGTCAATTGCGAGTGCGCGTTCGGGTGTCCAACTATCAACTGAGCCATATTCCTTGCCGTCACGTTGGCAGGTGAAGTTGGATAGTATGCTAAGAACCTT